TACAGGCAATCGCTCATGTTTTCGAAAGCATGGAACAAATTTCTTTAAAAGAATCCGATGACCACAAGGTTGCAGATGTATCAATCATGTTATTGTGCATGTTTGCCCATGATTTGGCTGATGTGATATTGCAAATTAAAAATGGAAGCATTGTAAGATTACGAGAAAAAGATGAAGGAAGATAAGAAAATGGATGATGGGATCAATTTTAATGAAGAGTTTGACAAGATTAACCAAGAGGCTCAAAAGTGGGGTGAAGAAGCTAGCTACATTCAATGGAAGAGGAATTATTCTAGATATCTAACAGAAGCTAGAGAAATGTTTCAGCGTGAAGAGGAAGAAAAAAAAGCCAATTCATTTGGTTCTAAAGTAAAATGTTGGTTCAAGCTGTTCTGGCCTGATAATGAAAATATGTAATCAAGGCAGCTGCTTAACCTATGAGAAAATTAATCTTGAAGGAACAGATGACAGTAGAAATTAATATCAACAAGCTTAACGATCCCTCCTATTATCCTAGCCAGGTTTGTAGGGATTGCCTAGAAAAAGCTGGGGGATATCTAATCGCCTCTACTTTCGTTACCACACGGACTGCATGCCAGTGTTGTGGTAAGGAAGAGATGTGCCACGACCCTAAAGATTTCGGTTATCCGGTGTTCAGTCCACCGGTCTATAAGGGCAGTTTGATGATTGGCCCAATGTGCAGGGCAAAATGATAGTAATAATTTGTTTGTTAATATGTTTGTTTTTTGCCTTTTTTCTAAAGTGGTTGTGTAATTGGCTAAATATAAAATGAGGTGTTAAATGCAATCTAGTAATCGCAGTTCAATGGATAGCGGAAATATAAATTTTAACCAGTATAAAACTCAGATGGAAAACAACCGCCGTTTTGTCAGGTTGGAGTTGTTCAAAGTAACCGCAGCTTTAAGATCAGCAAAAGCCAATTATGTAAGAGCTAAACAAGCCGGTGATTTAAGGGCTGAAGTTGCATATAGGGGTCAAAATGCTGACCTAGAATATAAAAGATTAATTTTGAAAATAGCCAATGAAGCTATTGAATTATTAGGGTTAGCCATGAAGCAGCAGGCCTGCATTTCAGTTGAGGGAACCTTAAAATCAACCAATGCTCACCAATATTCCGTTGTGGATTTTGATAGGCCTAGATCACCAAGTAGTTATGGAGTGTGTGATTGATGAAATGGAGTCAGCTTTTGTGTTTTCACCGTTGGGAATTGACTTCTAAGGGACGAGTTTATGGTGACAGAAAATTAAAATCCTATTATATCACAATACATTGTCAAAAATGTGATAAGGTGAAGCTCATATCCTTTAAGTTCGGCACAGAGTTTCATGGCGAATCAATAAGAAGATATTGTGAAAAGAATGGCATCCGTTACAAAGACGTCTATATGTGTGCTAGGTACGAATGAGGTAAAACTTATAATAACAGGCAACCCCATTCCATTGAAGAGGGCTAGAGCAAACGTTAAATCCGGACGGATGTTTAATTCCCAATGGAAACAGCAAGAGGCCACCGGCTGGTTGATGAGGAAACTCTGGAACCGGCCTTTTTTGTGTTCACCGGTTCAACTAGATTTTTTATTTATATTTGAGATGCCCAAGTCGTTGAGCAAAAGGAATAGGATTGTAGTTGATGGCACCCCGTGTTTAAAAGTGCCGGATTTGAGCAATCTTATCAAATATTATGAGGATTGTGGCAATGGTATCATATGGGAAGATGACCGCTTAATATGGAAGGAATCGCAACGAAAAATCTGGGGTGAAGACCCTAGAACAGAAATTATTATAAGGTGGAAAGATGACTAAAAAAGAAACAATCGTTTGGCATAATGAGAAAAGGTTTTTATCAGAGTTGATACCTTATGAGCTGAACCCTAGAAAGATGTCGCCTGAGCAGGAAAAAAAGCTAAAGAAGTCATTAAATGATATTGGCTATGCCGAGGTTATAGCTATCAACCTAGATAATCGAATTATTGCCGGTCACCAGAGACATCGCATTCTATCTCAGGAAAATAAAGTGGATATTGAAATAGATGTAAGGGTGCCCAGTAGAATGCTCACTGAGGATGAGTTTAAATTATATCTTATAAATTCAAACAAGATCAGCGGCGATTGGGATTATGATATTTTGGGTGATTTGTTAACCATTGATGAACTCAAGGATTTTGATTTTGACCTTGAAGACGTTGGTGTTGATACCGAAACAGAGGAAGAGGAGCAGCCAGAGGTTGTGTTCAGTGACGAGCTTGATGAATCGCATAACTACGTGGTTCTTTATTTTAGCAATGACCTTGATTGGTTAGCTGCTAAGACCCATTTCAATTTAGAAACAGTTCATTCTATGAGGAGCAATGGCAAGCCGTGGTCAAAAGGTATTGGCCGTGTAGTCGATGGAGCTAAATACCTTGATGGGCTGAAAAAATGAGAATTTTTATACCCAGTTATGGAAGAGCTGGCAATGTCACAACCCTAGAGTTCATGCCAAATGCTCAAGTGATTGTTCCACAGTCGCAGCTCAAGATATATCAAGATCACTATGGAGATTCAGTTATAGCCATACCTGATGACCAAGACGGAAATGTAGCCAAAAAGCGTAATGCTATACTGAACCTAATGCATGACGATGAACTTGCTTGGCTGGTAGATGATGACCTTATAGACATCATTCGCATAAAGGGTATTTTATCCTTAGATGCCGAGGAGGTGTTATATCGGCACTGGGAACTTCTAGATAGTTATAATGGATTATACGGTGGATTCGCTATAAGTGACGACCCTGTCAAATATGCCGAATATTGTCCATTCAGTTTGACTAAACCTAGCTATGGTTGTGTCATGATAAGAAAACATTCAAACCTTTTATATGATGAAACATTAGGAAGACATGAGGATGCTGATTATTTTCTCAAGGTTCTACACGCCGGAGGTGTGGTTATTCGCGATAATCGCTATTTTTTTAAATTCAAGTGCAATAAATCAAAAGCCACAAACCGAGGCGGGATTGAGGGAAGTGAACGAGACTATAAGCCGTCATTGGATAAACTTTGCAAACGATGGGGATCAGTCATTAAAATAAAAAAAGGTCAGATGATGGGGATTAATTCACCGAGGAATGGAGCATGACAGAAATCAAATTTTACTCACCTTCATACAAGAGAAGTCAAGGGGTGGTTACCCAAGATTACCTACCATTCTGTAAGTATGTGGTTGCCGAATTCGAAGCCGACCAGTATCTCAACGCAGGCCATGATTGTTGGATCGTGCCGAACTCAGCTCAAGGTTCAGTATCTAGAATTAGAAACTACATATTAGACCATGGAGAATCTGAGCGTATAGTGATACTAGATGATGATATGAGGGGTATAGCTCGCTATTGTTATCAGAAAGCTCGAAAGCTTACTCCTGATGAGGTGTTAGAATTTGTTGAAAATGGATTCAATTTAGCCGATGAATTGGGGGTAAAGTATTGGGGCATGAATCTACTAGCTGATAAGGGTGCCTACCGTGAATATACTCCATTTTCGATGACTTCCTGCATTCTTGGCCCATTTCAAGCTTTTAATTCCTTAGACTTGCGTTATGATGAGAACCTACCACTTAAGGAGGATTATGACCTTTCCTTACAGGTGCTGAATAAATATAGGAAAACGTTACGATTCAATGCCTACCATTATCTAGTCAAACAGCACACCAATACAGGAGGATGTGCCGATTATCGTACTCGATCCAGGGAAGCTGAACAGATGCAGCTGCTCATTAAAAAATGGGGTTCTTCTATAGTAAAGCAGGATAAAAATTCCAAGGGTGATATAAACCCAATAATAAAACCACCGATTCATGGGGTTTGAGATGGCCGATGACAACAAGAAAAAAAGAAAACACAACGAACCCATCGTTCTAGATGAATACAAACTCAAAGAATTATTGAAGCTATCTAGAGTCTTAAACACTGAACAAATAGCCGATTTTTTTGGATTTTCTAAACAAACACTATATAACATATTTGAAAGACAGCCCGAAGCTCGTATTGCCTATAAGAAAGGTAAATCACAGGCGATCGCCTCAATTGCTGGAAATCTTATCAGTTTAGCACAGAGTGGCCATGTTGCTGCTATGATGTTCTATTTAAAGACTCAAGCAGGATGGCGTGAAACAACACACATAGACCATAGTAATTCAGATGGTACTATGGTAGCGCCGACTCGCATTGAGTTAGTTTCGCCTAAAGATGGTGAGGTTTTAGAAGATGAAGAATAGCATACAGAAGGGTCAACGTTTTGGAAGATTAGTTGCTGTTAGCGAGTATGATAAAAATAAAAGAGGTCTAACCACTTGGGTGTTTCAATGCGATTGTGGTTGTGTAGTAACAACACCATTAAAATATATTTTTCAAGGTTATGTAAAGTCCTGCGGGTGCTTAAAAACTGATGTGAATATAAAAAAAAACAAGGAGCGCAGAAGAGGGGGGCAGGCCAAACCGTTCAAAAATCTAAAAGAAGCCTATAACCATTGTGATTTCATTAAAAAAGCTGATTTTGGCTATACGCTAGTATTTGGAAACCTAGAGATGAACATGCAGGAATGGGCTGACACTCTAGGAATTAGTCGAGAGGTTTTGAATTATAGAATTTTAAACCGATGGCCATTACATGAAGCTTTAACTCCTATAAGATTAAAACACCTACATGACAACCATAAAGGTTAACTTACCAAAAAAAATTAGAAAGATGTTTAATGTCGATAGGGGTGACGTTAGATATCGAGCAGCCTATGGTGGTCGAGGTAGTGGCAAGTCATTCAATTTTGCTCTAATAGCAGCTATTATGGGCTATATTGAGCCCCTGCGCATTCTCTGTACTAGAGAATTTCAAGCTTCAATTAAAACCTCATTTCATGCTGAAGTAAAAAATGCCATTCTTTCTAAACCTTGGTTAGCGGCTGGATATGACATCGGCGTGGACTATATAAAAGGTAAGAATGGAACCGAGTTTATTTTCAGGGGATTACGACACAATATGAGCAGTATCAAGTCTATGGCTCATATTGACATTTGCATTATCGAGGAAGCTGAAGACATTCCAGAAACGAGTTGGTTAGAGTTAGAACCCACCATTAGAGCTAAGAAATCCGAAATTTGGGCTATCTGGAACCCAAAAAAAGATAATTCACCGGTAGACAAAAGATTCGTTAAACACCCACCCGCCAATGCTATCGTTGTTAAGATGGATTACCATGACAACCCTTGGTTTCCGAAGGTGTTGGAAGATCAAAGACTCAGAGACCGTGATACCATGTCGCCTGGGATGTATCGTCATGTTTGGGAGGGTCACTATCTCAAAGAAGACGATTCAAATGTGTTTTGTAATAAATGGGAAATTGGAGATTTCAAACCAACATTCGAATGGGATGGGCCCTATTTTGGTTTAGATTGGGGCTTTGCTCAAGACCCTACAGCTTGTGTGAAAGTATGGGTTTATGATCGAAAGTTATGGGTGGAGTATGAAGCCGTGAAGGTCGGGTTAGAGTTAGATAGCACCGCTAACTTTATTAAAAATTTAATTCCGAACATTGAGCGTTATGTTATAAGAGCAGATAGTGCAAGACCTGAATCCATTAGCTACATAAAAAGACATGGTTTATCTAGGATTGTTGCAGCAGAAAAGGGCAAGGGTTCAGTCGAGGATGGCATTGCTTTTATGAAATCATTTGATAAAATTGTATTACATAGCCGATGTGTAGAAACCCAACAGGAATTTGAGTTATACAGCTATAAAGTGGATAGGCTTACTGGTGATATAATGCCTGATATCATAGACAGAAATAACCACTGTATTGATGCTATTCGCTATGCATTAGAACCAGCCATGAAGCGACAAAAGATTGATTACTCAAAGTTAATATAGGTTTGATATGGGAAAATTTTCAATTTTGGATACTCTTAGAAATATCATTAATTCGTTAGTGAATTCTAGAAATGCCATAACTCAAAATAAAATGGTTTCTAGCAGAGTGGGAAATGACCAATTGAAAGCCATTTATATCTCTGGTATTGGCTCTAAAATCGTTCGCTTAAAGGCCGGATATGCCTTGAAGGACACTATCCAATTTGCCACAGAAAAGGATGAAGAAATTTTCAAGGCTAGATTTCAAAAAGCCGTCAAAGCTGCTGCTAGGTATATGATTGGTTTCGGTCGAGGTATCATCGTATTGTATAATCAAGGTGACGATCTTTCCATGCCCGTTTCTGCTCCTTTTGACCCTATGACAGTAAAATTGAAGGTTTTTAGCGGAGATATGGTTACTGGCATATCGCCTAGCCTCGATTTGATGAATGAAAGATATTACAAACCCGTTTATTACTCGGTACGTGGCGTAAGGTTTCATTATAGCCGAGTGATTGATTTTACTTATTTTGAACCGCCTGAAGATATGGCACCCACCTATGATTATGGGGGAATTAGTGAGTTTGAGTTAATTTACAACCAGTTAATCAATGATGGGGTAGTCGAACGATGTACTCCAACCATCTTAGAAAAAAATTCAACTCTTTTCTATCGTGTTGAAGGTTTTAAGGCTGCTATGCAAGACCAAAGAGATACGGATATTATCCGTTATTTTCAGGAAGTGGAAAATGGCCGATCAATCTATGGAGCTGGCTTATTAGATAAGGATGACGAGGTTTTAAGCGTTACTCAAGCTTTATCAAACCTACAGGAAGCTGACACCATAACATTGCGGCGATTAGCCCTTGTGACAGGGATTCCGATGGCCATTCTTATTGGCGAGAATGTCAAGGGGTTAAATTCCACCGGTGAAAATGAGATGTTGGTTTTTCAAGAAATGATTGAAACCGTTCAGTCAGAATATTTAGAGGAGCCAATCAATCGCTTGCTAGGATTGTGTGGCATGGAGAGGGTTGAGTTTTCGATTAATCAGGGACGTTCACCAGACACTCAAATAGAATTTGAATCGAAGGCAATTCAAAACGCACAGATTCTTTATCAGCTTGGAGAGGATCACGAAAAATATCTTATTGAAAAGGATGTGATCGCTAAAGATGATTATCAAAGCTTTTTCTTTCCCGAAGAAATGGAAGAGCCTGAAGAGGAACCAACGCCAACATTTAAGGAATTAAATGCCCAGCTCGAAACCAATCAAGAAAATTAAGATACCTCCGCCGTCGAAAGCCTATGAACGTGAGATGAGGGAAAACATTATTTTCATGCTCGATCAGATTGGCAAACGGTTTACTAATCAGGTGTTTGATGCCCTGCCGAAAAAGGTGGTGGAATCTTTTGAAGACAGTTACCGAGGAAACTATGCGAAAGATTTTATGAATCTTACCAAGCAGGTGACTAAAAAGCTGTTGAACCAATTCTCTAATGACCGCATAGAAAGAATGGTTGAGGCTGTCACCAGTAAAATGGACAGGTACTCAAAACAGTATCTGATGAGCCACCTAGAAGATGCGATCGGCATAGATACCGGAAAAATTCTAGATGATGAGGGAATTAAAGTTAAAATCTCTGCTCTAAAGATAGAAACAGAGATGTGGATTCGAAAGTTGCGCGATGAGACCCTACAGTTGATCACTGCTGATTCATTAAGGATTATGGCCGAAGGTGGTTCTTTACAGGATGTGATGAATGTATTCAACGAGGATATTGATAAAAAAAAGGTTCAGGGAAGAACAGTAGCTCGAACGCAAGTGAGTACATACAACGCCTTGACTCTTAAGGCAAGAGCGGAAAATATTGGGATATCTAAAGGCATATGGAGAACCGCCGAGGATGAGCGTGTAAGAAAAGCGCACATAGACCGAAATGGTAAAGAATTCGATTTGAAAGAGGGGCTATGGTCAAATATTGATCAACAGCATCTTTTGCCTGGGGTGGACATAAATTGTCGTTGTACTACAGAACTTATCTTGCCCTAGTTGGAAAAGCGTTGTAATATAAATTATATTTTGTATAGAACTAGGGTAACAAGGAGTTCTAGATGCATGATTTAACATGTGAAGATCAGTATAAGAGACAATCGCCTATTACTGGAAAATGGTTAAATTCTAATGGTGAATGTGTCAATGTCGTTGACATTTTGCAAAATCTCTCGCCTATCGGGCCATTTCCTACTAGTAGCACAGCCACTATTTATTCAGCTAGTAACGGAACGACCTTGAGAGAGGTGCCCGTAGGAGGCATGCCTATATTGTCGATTAGGCCTCAAACAGCCTATGCTGGAAGTGGAAGGCAGTTAATACCCATAAATTTTGGAATATTCACCGGCGCCAATTGTTATTTTGAAATTCTAAAAAATGCCACACTTACTGGAGCTTCATGGGCGGATATCTCTGGAACGTCTATGAGAAAGGATGTCTCTGCTACTTCTGTAAGCGGTGGAGTTCTTATTGCCTCTGGTTATTTAACTGCCAATGGCACAACTGAAAGAAATTTGGCTAGAGATGGCATCGCCGGGCTGGACATGCTCGAATGGGATGGAATTACAAGTCTTGGAGAAATTCTTACTGTTAAAGTAACTCCTTTTGTTGCCTCCACACCATTATCAACAATGATTATTCCTGCTGGAGCCAATATCGAATGGCGCGAAATAGTATGATAAAGAAAAAGTTTCAAGATTGGGCTGAATACAACCCCGATGAAAAAACAGCTATTTCCGTTAGAGATGGAGTTTTAGAATATTTGGGAGCAGAATTGGGCTTGGAACCATCTGGAAAAATATTCAAAGTCTACAGATCGCCTGCAACCATTTCCAATGCTGCTATGAACATGTATGGATTGCCCGTTGTAGATGAGCACATTAGTTTGGACTCACCAAGACCTGTTATAGAAGACGTTGTTATAGATGCTCATATGATTGACTATGTTGATCCTGCCACTAACACAAAATTAGCAGTAAAAAACAAGTTAAGATTACGAGGTAAAATCAAAGATGTTTTGAAGAATAAGCGACAATTATCGTTAGGATATTTTGCGGATTTGGTAGAACATCATGAATATGACTTTGAGCAGATCAATATCGTGCCCCACCACCTTGCCATTGTTGGAAATGGTCGTTGTGGTGAGCTATGTAGTTTTATAGATAGAAATTTTATCCAAAAGGAGCAAAGCATGACGCACAAAGCATTTTGCGATGAGGATGGGGAAATTAACCTAGAATCAGTCGTTGAAATCGTTATGGCCTTACCTGAAATAATTAAGGTGTTGCCATTAGAAAGGGTTAATGAAATCATGCCCTACCTCAAACAAATTGTTGAGGAAGGAACTATTAAAGAGCCTGAACCAGAGCCCAGTGAATCGGAAACCGAGTCTAGTCCCGAATCAGAGCCCGACATGCCTCAAGAAGATGAAGACATGAGGGAGGATGAAGAGGAAAAAAAGCCTGAATTCTCGGATAAAAAGTTTGAGGATGCTGTAACGATCAAAGCAAAAAAATTGGTTGATCAAGCTGTAAAAACTTATTCCGAAGTGGTCGATAAAGCTAGGCATTTTTTAAGCGACACATATGATTTCAAGAATAAGAAAGCTAATCAAATTATGCGTGACGCTATAGCAACTCAATCGAATTCACAGTTTACTGATGAAGAATTGCCCGTTGCTTTTAAGATGTTGAAAAAAACATCTAATTATCAGAATTTTGGCGTTGAACAAGAACATCCTTTGGATAAAATTGCAGATAAGGAGCTATAGAAATGGCGTTTACAGAAAGTTTTAGTAATGACCCCGCCGCTGTCGATGCTGGCGAGCGTTTTGGAACTGGTAACGTAGAACTAACCTCAACCACTTTTGAAGATGGGTTGATTGTTGGTAGGTTTTGCAAATACGATACCGGAAGTATTGACAAATTGGACGGATCAGCAACGCCAACTATTGCTGGTGTTGTATTAAGAAATGTCGCTCGTGGTGTAGAAGGTGGCTCTACTATTGACCAAACCTACTACAGCCAATGTGAATATCTACGTTTCGGTCTAGTCACCGTATCCGTAAAGACAGGCGAAACCCCAACCTTCCTAAGCCGTGTATATGTATCCAATGATGGAGATGCCAACGATGGTTTGGCTACCGCTACCAACACTGACGTTGCCGTTAATGCTGAGTATATTCGTGAAGTGAAAACTGGTGTTTGGTTAATTTTGATGACTCCACCTCAAGGGGATGTAGCAACTCATATTGGTGATGCTGTCGGGGCTCATGCTGCTTCCTCTATCAGTATTGCTGACGCAGGTGGTTATACAAGCCAAATCGAAGTTGAGGCTGCATTACAAGAATTGTATGCTAGATATCCTGTAGCTATTACCGACCCAGGCGATGCTGGTGCTATTCCAGTAACGAAAAGTGGTCAGTGTGCTTTGACATCTGGTTTAGCCGGAGAAACTCGTACGTTAGCAATTCCGTCTTTTGTAAACCAAACTTTGCATTTGTCGTTTGATGTTGATGGTACCGGTGATATCGCTGTTACAGCAGCTGCTGCTATTGACCAATCTGGAGATACCGTCATGACCTTTGAGGATGCTGGCGAGACCATTAGCCTTGTTGGTGTTCAAGTTGGTGGTGCACTTGTATGGAGAGTACTAGCTAACGATGGCGTAGCATTAACCTAAACTTAAGGGGACAACGATGAAAATTAAAAATCTTTATAATCTAGATTCTTTCAAAAAGTTTCTGGATTGCCATAATCGACCTGGATTTACAGATGCCGCTGCTGGCGTGGTGTTGGCTCGCAATCTTACTCAGGTTGACCCAAAAATATTTGAGAAGCTCTACCCTGAGCTTACTTTTATGAATAGTGGAATCGACATTGACAACAGTGGTGGTTATGCTAGGCGCATTCAGTCTTTAAGGCTGCGTGAGCAAGGCCAATTCACCACGTCCTCTGATGGAACTTCTGAAAAAGGCAAGATCAGCATTTCTGGTGAAAATAGCTATCTGAACGTACTTGTTCGTGAAGCATTTTCACGCTGGAATGACGATGAGATCGGCGAGGCTGCTCTTCAAAACATCAACCTTGTTAGCCGTTTCCTAGAAGCTCATAACAAAATCTATATGAGAGAAGTTGATGAGATCGGTTTCACTGGCATTCCTGACGTAACAGGCTCTACTGGATTGCTAAACTATGGCAGCTTTACTTCTGCAGGCGCTGGTGGTGCTATCGGGACGCTTACAGCCCAGCAGATGTATGACGAAATTTCTGAGTTGATTGTAGCCCAGTGGAATGCCGTTAACAACACACCAGGATATATGGCTAACACCGTTGTAATGCCTGTTTCTATCATGAACACGCTGCAAAGCACCATGATGGACACGGCTGCTGGTAACAAGCCTGTAATGAACGCTCTGCGCGAAAACTTTGCCAGTGTAAGTTTCTACTCTACTTTTAGAGCCGAAAGCGTTTCCGCCACTTCTGTTACTGTTGCGTTTAGTAATAGCACTGAAGTGATGAAGATGCGCATTCCTGTACCTTTAACTATTGGTGAAATTGTTCAGGAGTATAGCTTTGACTATCGAGTAGATAGCAAATACAGAATCGCTGGCCTAGACATCCTGGAGGATGCTGGCGGATACATTCTAACGGGTCTTTAAAATATGAAAGAAGATTTACAACAATTGAGACAGACAGCTGAGAATCTCGGCCTAAAAGTTGATAAACGTTGGAAAGAAGCCCGTTTGAAGCAGGAAATTGAGGCCGTCAGAGATGATGGCCTCAATAAGCATGAACCAGATGAAGTAGTTGAAGCTCCTGTCGAAATCGAGGAAATTGTTGCTGTGGTGGAAAGCAAGGAAGCTGAACCACCATCAGCCTTTGTGGTTAAAAATGTTAGCTCTAACCTGTTCGTTTGTGGTGATTTTGTTTGTTCGCCCGGTAAGGAGATTGAACTATCAGAAAAGCAGATGAACAATGTTCGGCTGATGCGTGTTATTAAAAGACAGTTAGACATAGGTCACTTTAAATTGGTTACCGATGGCAGTAATTGACGATTTTAAAACCCGTTTTCCAGAATTTGACACCGGCGACGTAGATACGTATTTACCCCCCCTAGTAGATGTGTGGCAATACTACTGGGGTGGGGAATACACCGGGGCGGGGGTCGAAATTGTTTTAAACCTGTTAGCTCATTTGCTTACACAGCAACTATTGGATAATAGTTCTGGCTCTGGTACTCCATTGAAAGCAGAAACCAGCAAACATGTTGGCAGCGTATCAGTTGGTTATGCTGTTGCTAGCCCGTCAAACAATCGTGACGAATGGCTGAAGTCAACCTCCTACGGACAAAGATACCTGTGGCTTGTTAAACATCACCACGGGGGAGTCTTTGTTTGAATCCAAAAGCATTTTTAAAAAAATCTCAAGAGCTTCTTGAAAATCTTAACAAAGCACAAACTTTGTCTGTTGCCGTTGGTCTTCCACGTGAAAAAGTTGGAGGTGAAATTTATGGTGATGGAACCACTATTCTAGAAGTAGGTGCTTCACATGAATATGGTATAGGATTGCCTGTAAGATCGTGGCTCAGGATGCCATTAGCATTTAAGGTTAAAGATTTAGATTCAACGATCACCAGTCAATTCAAAGACGTGTTCGATGGAAAGACAAGAGTTGAAAAAGGTTTAAATTTAGTTGGAGCCAAAGCTAGAAATATAATATTAGAAGCTTTTCGTACTAGTGGATGGGGAACCTGGCCGGATATTACACAAGAAACAAAAGACTTAAAAGGTTCCAGTAAGATATTGATTGATACAGGAACTCTAAGAAATTCTGTAACGTGGGTTGTGAGATGAGTTTACCACAAGTTGGACATGTACTCACCGATTGGGAAGAAATTTTCACCATAAAGACCGTAACACGTACCACCGTTGATTTTGAGGAAACGACATCAGTTGCTACCAGATCACAACGTTGTGTCATTCAACCTGCCAATAAAGAACAGCTCAACCCCGAAACAATTGATTGGAGCTTAGAATATATTTGGATTCACTCAAAAGATACTATTGAGATAGGAGAGTATGTTACCTTTCAGGGGGCAGATTATAAGGTTGTCCAACGAGCTGGCTATGGAAGATATGGTTATACTGAGGTCATAGCCGAGCAAACCAAAAAAAACATTGTTGGTGTAATATGAATCAAGCTTTGAAAAAAACCGCTCAGTTTGTTAGAGACATTTTACAAATGTCCAGCTATGCCGCTGATTTAGTTGGTGCTATAGTCGTAGAATCTACCGTTCTTTCATCATTACAGGCAATTTCAGATGGTTCCTTTGCTATTACAGTAGATGGTATGGCTCAGGATGTAACAGGTTTAGATTTTACTTCTATCCTATCCTTAGATGATGCCGTTACTGTTATCAATGGAACTATGACCGACGCTACTGCTGTTTATTCTGACAATCAATTTGCTATAGGGTCAGATACCACAGGAAGGACATCAACGCTATCATATTTGAGTGCAGCAGCTTCTGGAACCTTCATTGGTGCTTTGGTGGGGTTAACCGAGCTAACGGCTGAATCTCTAAGTCAGGGCGGTTATGGTGAGGAGCTCATTAAAATTGGGCGTATTGATTGGGAGTTGGTTGACTTCAATAATGATTATGTCGCTGTAGATTCTATTTCACCTGCCACAAGGGTCTCCAGTGGTGAAAAGTTCGATGAAAACGGTTGGCTGATATCCTATTTTGAGAAGTGGCGTACCCCTGTAGTCATTTCCTTTTATGGAGATAATGCTTATACCTATGCCGATAAGCTTAGGCTAATGCTTAAATCTGAATTAGCCTTTGAATTGCAGGAAGAATTGGGTGTCGCTATATATGCGGCTACTTCTGTATTGGATGTCAAAAATCTTACTGGAAGAACATATAACAATCGTATAGATTTAAATTTGAATGTTGAATTGAGCATTGCAACGGATGTAAGCACCAGCACGTTGGATGAGGCTCAAACAAGTATTTTGTTTAACAAATAGGAGACCGAAATGGCTGATATCTCTCAAGTAATAAATGTTTCTTTATTTGATGAAGGGACTGCCGCAGCCCGTGCTCAAATGAACACCGTTTGCGTTATCACCCAACAACAAGATGGAGGAATCAACACCGCCAATAGATATAAGGAATATTATGACCTTACTACAGTTGGCGAGGATTTTGGAACAGACAGTGCTATGTATGAGCACGCTCAGGCATTCTTTGCCACGTCACCCAATCCAATCGGGGCTGGTGGTTCTTTCGTTGCTGGTTATTGGAGAGGAGCTACTGAAGCCACTGCTGCAACTGCTGCTACTCTTACAAGTGCACTATTAGACGAAGATGATGTTGTTGAACAGATGCAAGCAATTAGTGATGGTTCAATGGTAATTACTGTTGATGGTGGTGACGAAACCCTATCATCGCTTGATTTTAGAACAGTGGCTTCAATGAGCGATATAGTAACTATTCTTGATGGAGCTTTTAGCGGAGCTACTCCTAGTTGGGATTCTACCAACAACAAGTTAATTATCACCTCTGATACTACTGGCGCAAGTAGTACCTTAACTGTTGCTTCTGCTCATACAAGTGGAACTTTTATTGGAAATATTTTAAAGATTGCTGCCGGTGCAGGAGCAGCTCTTGTACAAGGCGTTGCTGCTGGAAGTGAGACAGCCGAGACTCAAGTAACAGCCATCACCGCTATTAAAGCAGCTATTGATATCAAGGGAGCCGTCTTTATTGATAGCACCGACGACAGTAACATAGCGCTGTTGGCTGCATGGGCTCAATCGAATGATACCTTGATTTATGATGTCTTTTCTTCTACCGACAATCTAACTACTGCTATAACCAATCGAGTTTGGTTGAATAAATTGGCTGGTTATACCAATTATCGCATGTTGTATAGTGCAGCAAATAATCGTTTGTTTGCTACTTCCTATATGGCTAGGGCTCATAGCGTTAATTTTTCAGTTGAAAATTCCGCTTTGACTATGCATCTCAAAAGGCTTGCTATCGAGCCGGAAGAGT